TATATAATAAAAAAAGTATGAACGCACAGGAAGCGATTTTAAAAATCAAAGCGTTGTTTGAAGACAATGCTGCGCCTGTTGAAGAAGTTAAAGCTGAAGAAACTAAGGTTGAAGAAACTAAGGTTGAAATGGCTGAATATTCTTTAATGGACGGAACTAAGGTTGAAATTACTGCCTTAGAAATTGGCGGTTCTGTTACTATGGCTGACGGTACACCTGCACCTGCGGGCGAACACGAATTGGCTGACGGGACACAAATTCAGTTAGACGAAAACGGTATTATCATTGAAATTTCTTCAAAAGAAGAAGAAGTTGTACCTGAAGTTGACACAGAAATTGAAGCTAAAAAAGAAGAAGACAAAAAGATTGCAGAAATGCAAGAACAATTTGAAGCACAGATTGCTGAATTAAAAGCAGCAAAAGAAGTTTCAGACGCAAAAGTATTGGAATTAGAAAATAAAGTTAAGCAAGGATTTGCACAGGTAGCCGAATTAATTGAGGCGCTTTCAAATGTACCAAGCGCTGACCCAATTCAAAAGCCAAGCAATTTTTCTGAATTTGTATCAAATAAAGATATCAAAGAAGAAAGATTAAATAAATATAGACAAGCATTATTAAACAATTAAAATTAGATAACAATGGCATTTAATGTATCAGCATTAGCAAACTATACAGAACAAAACGCAGCACTTTTAGTGACTTCTTCTGTATTAGGTGCAAAAACTGCTTCTTTAATTAAGAGTGCAGGAAACGTTATGGTAGGCGTTAAGTCTTCAGAAACGATTAACATTATGGACACAGACGCAATCTTCCAAAGCGGTGGATCTTGCGGTTTTACTGCGTCAGGTTCAACAACTTTCACACAAAGAACTGTGACTGTTGGTAAAATTAAAGTAAACGAAGCACTTTGTCCAAAAGACTTAGAAGCTAAGTATTTACAAAAAGCATTGCCTACCGGTTCAATGTATGATTCAATTCCTTTTGAGCAAGAATTCGCAGACAAGAAAGCGAAAACAATTGCTGCTCAATTAGAAACTGCTTTATGGCAAGGTGACACAGATAGCGTAAACGTTAACTTAAACAAGTTTGACGGATTAGTAAAATTAATCGGTGCTGCTTCAGGTGTTGTTGCTGCTAACGCTTCAACTTACATCAGCGGTGCGCCTTTGAGTTCTATTACTGCTGCTAACGTAATCAGCATTTTTGATGGTGTTTACCAAGCTATCCCTGCGAAAGTTGTAGCTGCTGAAGATATGACTATCTTCTGTGGTCAAGACTTATTCAGAACTTACACAGTTGCATTAAAAAATTCTAATAGCTTCCATTATTCAGTTGACGCAAAAGCTGACGGCGAATTCGTTTTACCGGGAACTATGATCAAAGTTATTGCAGTTGCAGGTTTGAACGGTACTAACAAAGTTTACGCTACACGTTTAAGCAACTTATTCATTGGTACAGATTTATTGAACGAAGAAGAAAAATTCGAAATCTTCTACGCAAAAGAAGCTGACCAAGTACGTTTCGTTTCTGAATTCAAAATGGGTGTGAATATTGCATTCCCTGACGAAGTTGTGAAATTCGTATTGGCTTAATTATTCGGGGGTTGAAATATACCCCCACTTTTTTAAAATATTAAATTAATTAACAATGAGTTGTGCTTTAACACAAGGATACACTTTAGATTGTCGCGACAGTTTGGGCGGTATCGTTGAAGTTTATTTTACTGAAGCTGCAAACGTAACTTCTACAACCGAAGCAAGCGGTGTTATTACTGCTTTGACTAAGGCGACAGGGAAGCGTTTTTGGAAATATGCTTTAGTAAAAGATACTTCAATGTTCAACCAAACATTAAACGCTTCTGTTGCAAACGGAACTGTTTTCTACGCGCAAGAACTTCAAATTATCCTTAATAAAATGCAGACTAACACACGCAACGAATTGTTGTTGTTAGCGCAAAATTCTTTAGTCGCAGTTGCAAAAGATAGCAACGGGAATTATTGGTATTTAGGAAAAACACGCGGTATTGACTTAACTGCAAACGCAGCAAGTACAGGTACTGCACAGGGCGACAGAAACGGCTTTACTTTAACTTTCACAGGTTCTGAACCTGCGTTAGCGCCAAGTGTTGCGTCAAACGTTGCTTCGGCTTTAGAAACCGCAGGATAGGTTTTGTTTTTCATAGGTTTATAGGTTTGCCGCCGTTCCTTAATTGGTTCGGCGGTTTTTTTGTCTAATATGCAACAAATTGTACTTTTAGCTATTTACTTATATGATTAGGTTAACCAAAGGTCAGACGCAAAATATTATTTTAACCTTAACTGAAAAACAGTTATTAACGAACCCGAATTATTTGTTTGTCTTCACAAATAGAAGCGCAAACACAGAAATTAAGTTTGTAAAGTTAAACGCGACTGATATTAGCCAATATAAAGACCGTTATAATGAATTTAGCATTGTAACGAACACTTATTTTGGTTCAGCGTTAAATGGTCAATATGATTATGAAATTTATGAGCAAACAAGTACGACAAACACCAACCCAAGCGGCTTAAATATGGTTGAATCAGGGATAATGGAATTAGTCGGAACGCCTTTTGAATTTACAGAATATCAAACAACAGACACTTACACAATTAGACAATAATGGATTTACGCGTATTAACATTTGCAGAAGCACGCCAACCTGAATTTAAGGAAAAAAAGGGCGAAGGATATATTCAGTACGGCGACCGCAATGACTACCCAATTTATTTGGTTGAATTATTTAATAAGTCAGCCAAACATAACGCCATTGTAAAAAGCAAGGTGCATTATATAACCGGTAACGGTTGGAAGGGCAGCGAAAGCGCTGAAACCTTTATTAAAAAGGTTAACCGAATGGAATCTTTGGACGATTTAACGCGCAAAGTTTCATTGGACACCGAATTATTTGGCGGTTATTATTTAGAAATCATTTGGTCAGTTACGGGTCAATTAGCTGAAATTTGGCATTTAGATTATACTAAGATCCGTACAAATAAAGACAACACACAATTTTGGTATAAAGAAGATTGGACAGACAGAAACGAAAAACATAAAGTTTATACCGCATTCAATCCAAATCACCCTGAAGGAAAACAAATTCTTTACGTTAAGGAATACCGCCCAAATATGGGCATTTATAGCTTACCGGGTTATTTTGGTGCGTTAAACTATATTGAATCAGATATTGAAATTTCAAAGCACGTATTAGGCAACGCGCAAACAGGATTCAGCGCAAGCAAATTGATAACTTTGCCTAACGGCGAACCTTCAGACGAAGAAAAACGCAATATTGAAAAACGCTTTACAAATAGATTCAGCGGTTCAGACGGTAAGAAGTTTATTTTAGCTTTCGTAAATGATAGCGCACGTAAACCAATTATTGATGACTTAGGCGCTTCAGATATTACAAAAGAAGACTTTGGACGTGTGGATTCTTTGATTCAAACTAACATATTTTCAGGACATCAAATTACAACGCCTTCAATATTCGGTATTGCAGAAGCGGGCAAATTGGGCAGTCGTTCCGAAATGCGTGACGGTTATGAAATATTTAAAAATACTTACGTAAATAGTAAGCAAATGCACCTTGAGGGGGTGTTTAATATGTTAGCTAAATACAGGGGTATTGCTGAACCTGAATTAACTATTATTCCAACTGAACCGATCGGATTTGAATTTACTGAAAACTTATTGAAGGAAATTGCGCCTAAGGAATGGTTACTTGAAAAAGCGGGAATTGATATGTCTAAATACGAAGCACCGGAAGACACAGTTCCGGTTGTGCAATCAGCGCAATTTAAAGACGATTTCAGCGCCTTTTATGAGTTCGGCGAAGCAAAGGACGGTTTTAATGTTTGGAAGCAAAAAACACGCTTTAACGACGATTCAGAATACCAAATGTTTGCAGACGTTACGCAATTACAAGCCAATGTTTTGGATTTAATTGCAAAGGATAAAAGAATTACGGCTGAAGTATTGGCTGAAACACTTGATCAAAACGTTGAAACAATCAATTTAGTTATTAAGACTTTGGTTGAAAACGGATATATTGAAGTTAACGAATACGCAATAGGCGAAGGCATTGACGAAAACATAATTACTGAACACATACTTACTGCACCTTTGGGCGACATATTAGTTAAGGTTCAGCCAACAACAAAGGAATTATTGATTCGCTATTCTTACGAATGGAAATCAGGATTTAACAATACAGACAAAAAAACAAGCCGTCCGTTTTGTGTGGCTTTATTAGACGCGGGAAAAATGTATTCACGTTCTGAAATTGAGCAAATAAGCGCAAGACTTGGTTATTCTGTGTGGGATAGAGGTGGCGGTTGGTACACCGTGCCGGGAACTAACGAACACGAACCAAGTTGTCGCCATCAATGGGTTTCTAATATTGTAACAAGAAAATAAAATGAGCAAAAACACATTATTCATATCAGTACAGTCAATTAAGGACAGAACAGGGTTGCACGCAAACGTGGACGAAAAATTAGTTTTACCGGAAATTAAGACGGCGCAGGATATATACATTTTGCCGGCTTTGGGTTCGGCTTTATACAACGAATTACAAACCGCAGTTGAAGCAAACAGTTTCACAAATTTACAGACGACATTATTAGACGATTACATTGTGGATTGTTTGATTTATTATGTTATGTCTGAATTGCCGCAAGGTTTATCATATCAGTTTTACAATAAGGGGTTAATTAGAAAAACAGGCGAAAACCAAGAAAGTCCTTCAATGCAGGATATGATTGACGTGGCTAATAGATACCGCGCACGTGCTGAATTCTACAAACAAAGACTTATTAAATATTTAAAACAAAACAATGCATTATATCCAAACTATTTAAACTTTGGATCGGGCATTGATTCAATCAAACCTGACAACGAAGGATATACTGTTTCAATGTGGCTTGGCGACAATGGTTGTTGCGGCGAAGATTTTGACGGGAAGTACAGGAAATCGTTTGAAGAACGTTATCAGGGAAATATCGGTTGTTGCTAAAATATGAGTAAACAAGTAAACATTAAAAACCAAAATAAGCTTAAAGTTTATTTGGCAAAAGAAAAAAAGAATGACATTAAACCAAATAGTCAAAGAACTAACAACGATAGGCAAAGCCCACGAACAAATTAATTTTGTTTATTTCGGGGACGTTTGGGAACGTTTAAGTAATGGCGAAGTAACATATCCTGCAATGTTTTTCACTTTGAATGGTGCAAACGTTGCGGCGAAGGAAATCGGATATTCTTTTAGTTTGTATTTTATGGATCGTATGCTTATGGAAGAAACAAACGAAACAGAAGTTTTATCTGATATGACACAGGTTGCAGCGGATATTGTGGCGCAGTTAAGATACCCGACAGATTATGCGAACGTGACTTGGTCGTTGAACCAAAATTTGCCTATTACTTTTTACACAGAAAGTGACCCCGATTTATTGGCAGGTGTGAAATTAGACGTGACGTTGACAGTACCATTTATTAACAACAGGTGTGAAGTACCTTCAAATTATTCTTATTAATGGAATCAAAAAAAATTAACCAATTAGCGACAGAACTTGCGCCGGAGTTATCAGATTTAACGATTATTGGCGACCCGACAACAGGTATAAGTAAGAAAATTACGCTTTCACAAATGGCGTCTTTGTTTACAGGTACAGTTGAAGAATACGCTTCATTGTCCGCATTTCCTTTGGTTGGTACGGCTGACACAATTTATATTGCCTTAGATACTAATATTTTGTATCGTTGGAATACAGGTACAAGCGCTTACGTTGAATTGTCGCCTAACGTTGTATCTTCTTTGGTGTTTAACGACGCGAACGGATTTGATGGGACAATTAGTTTGGTTGGTTCAGTTGCAACGCTTACAATTACGACTGCATTAACGCAAGGTTCAGTACCTTTTATTGGTGCTTCAGGCGCTTTAACGCAAGACAATACAAATTTCTTTTGGGATAATTCTAATAAAAGATTAGGTATAAATACAAACACGCCAACAGGTGCTTTGGACGTTTTCGGTTCAGGCATTATTGGACGTTTAAACGGAACTTCAACTAATAACGCATTTTTAGGTTTTGCAAGTGCAGGTTCTAATAAATGGTCAATTGGTAACGTTCAGTCAGATCATAGATTCAGAATATACAACGAAGCAGCGACAAGTGAATTGTTTACAGTTCTTCCAACAGGCGAAATTGGAGTTGGTGTTGCGAATCCGTTAACAAAATTTCATATTGACAGTGGTGCAACCGCATTAATTGCTAATTTAGATGCAGACATTTCTGTTGCAAAAAGTATTTCATTTCGTTCAGACAATAGTGCAAGATTTAATATTGAAGTTTCAGGGACAGAATCAGGTTCAAATACCGGTGCAAATTTCTTTATAAGAAGATATTCTGATGCAGGTTCTTTAATTGATACGCCTTTAACAATCACACGTTCAACAGGTGCGGCGGCTTTTATTAGCACAATAAGTGCAACAGGTGCAACGCTTACAAGCACTCAAACAAACTTAGTTTTAAATACTACAACAAATACTTCTTTTAGTAAACTTTCATTCCAAGACAATGGAGTTGAAAAAGGGACTTTAACTTATGCAAATTCAGCATTTGCGGCTACTGCGAGAAGGAATAAATTAGAAATTGCGAATACAGGTGGAATTAATTTTATTACGCAAAATGCGCCACTTTCACCTGATATGGTTATTAATAGTTCAGGAAATGTAAGCATAGGAAATACAAATGATACATTTAAACTTGACGTAAGTGGCACAGGTAGATTCTCAAGTAACTTAACAACAAATGGTCTTTATTTGATTTCTGGTAATGCTCTTAGAACATACAGAGGTGCTAATGATTATTATTGGCAAATAAATAGTGATTCAAATAACTTTTTAAACTTTGGAACATATTTTGCAAATGGTACTGCTTATGGTACAAATCCAAAATTATTATTACACGATAATGGAAATGTAGGTATTGGTACAAGTAATCCAAGTACAAAGTTACAAGTTGAAGATGGCTTTATTTCTACTTATCATAATATTAATACAAATGGTGCAGGTTATGGAATTCAATTTTTTACTAATGGTGGGGGTTCTAAAAATACAATTGGCACTATTGATATAAGTCAAGTTGGTACTGCAAGAAGTGGTGATATGATATTTAATACTTCTAATTCAGGGTCACCTACCGAAAGAATGCGTATTACAAGTGGGGGAAATGTATTAATCGGAACGACAGGTGCTGGTTTAAATTCTGCTAAATTATTTGTATTTGCAAATTCAGGTGGTACTACTGCTGAATTTGGAATTAATGCTATTTCAGGAACTGCCATAAGATTCTCAAATGCACAAGATTTAGGTGGTTCAATTACAATATCGTCAGGTGGTGGTACGTCGTATAATACTTCATCAGATTATAGATTAAAAGAAGATTTTAAAGAAATAAATGGGTTAGAAAAGGTATTATCAATTAAGACATATAATTACAAATGGAAAATTTGTGATGATAGAA